AGTTATTTACCAAACTCTACCGTAAGCAACACACTAAGGCATGGCGATTAAAAAATCAGAATCCCAAGTTCAAGATGCTCTACCCCCATGCCATAGAACAGACCTACGCCAACGAAATTTCCAAAGTAATGCAGAAGTTGGTAGACTACACCATAGGACGATTGCAGACTATTATTCCCAAATTATACCGAAAGGATAGTCTACGGAATGATGCCGATACGGATGAACTAGAGCAGCTTCTAAAGGAACTGGATGATGAGATTGCTTTGATCTATGGAACCAACTTAGTGTCATCCGGTGCATTGGGGCAAATGATATACCATGTAGCCGAGAAGATTTTTGGGTTTGAAGCCATGCAGTACCTGAATATCACTAAGGTAGTAGCAGGGGTTCCGCTGGATATGTCTGGTGCGGCATGGTGGAATGAAATGCGAGCTAATTGGGAAGCTACAAATTATAGGCTAATTAGAGGACTTGGGCAGGAATATGTTCAAAAATTAAATTCGTTGCTTTTGACAGGGTTTCAGTCAGGATGGACACAACAGGAGATGGTGGATGCAATACAGGCATTATCAGATAAGATTACAGGATACAGGGCGGCATTGATAGCACGGGATCAGGCTTCTAAACTCACTTCATTTATTGCTGAAGCTCAAGACAGGTCAATAGGATTAAAGGCATACCAGTGGGGTAGCGCTAGAGACGAAAGGGTTAGGGGGAATCCTTTAGGCCGATACCCGAAAGCAGTTCCGTCTCACTGGGCAATTGACTTTGCTATATGTCTATGGGATGATCCTACGGTGTATTCTACTGATAATGGTAAAACATGGCAGAAGAGAACTGCACTTATGCCATTAGAACATCCCGGTAGGCCCGTAATGTGTAGATGCGTTGCTGGGCCGTATTTCCTACCATTTTTGTCAGAAATAGATGAAGAGATTGCAGAGGAGGAATAATGAAGGTCACATCAGATATCTTAGATGAGATACGGAATGCGATAGAGAGTATTGATTTTGGGGAAGTTCGCGTCAAAGTGAATACATCGGGGGATTTTATCGAGGTATCCACTGAAAAGAGAGTGCGATTTTCCAAGGAAGGGGATACTTCATATTATGAGGGGTCTACAAGAGTATATAGAACTGATTGCTGAAAAATCCCTCTATAGAAGTTTAGTTGACATACCATCCCATAAAAGGGATGGTTTTTTATTTTTAATTACCTATACCATCTTGAATAACCTTAGATAGGGGGTTGACTTTTCCTTAAAAGTGTGAATAATATACATATATATGATTTTGACTATATAGGAGGTTTCATATATGACATGTGGAACTAAGAAGAAACCTATGAAGAGTGAGATGCACGAAGGAAGCAAGAAAGAAGATAAGTGCGGAACTAAGAAGAAGGGAAAATAAACTATGATTCGAGAGGATAGGATAGAGGCCCCTAAGTGGATGGCCACTAAATTTGAGAAAACCCCTGAAGGATTTCTTAAAGGCCGTGCAGTAATTACTTCTACGGGTATTTTCGAGTATTTGAATGCCGATGGGTCTGTTAGAAGGGAACTTCGCCTACCTGAAGAGGTATTTAGTAAGGATTTTCTTGAATCTGTCAAATTGATCCCTATTACTATGCTGCATCCCGCTTCTTCCAAAGTGGATGCCACCAATGTGAAAGATTTACAGATAGGTATGGTTGGCAGTAATCCTTCCGATCCAGCAGATGGAACTTCTGATAATTATTATCTCTCCGTGGATATGGTGATTACAGATGCAGATGCAATTAAAAAGATAGAAGGAGGCACCCGTGCCTTATCCGTAGGGTATTCATGTGATCTGGAACCCGCTGAACCGGACGCCAGATGGTGCGGACAAGCATATGATTTTATCCAGAGAAACTTGAGGGCGCAGCATCTTTCTGTCGTTCCAGCAGGGCGGCAGGGAGATCAAGCCATGATTAAGCTAGATGCGGCGGGTAACGCCGTAATAGATAATGAAGAATTTAGTAAGGAGGAAACAGTAATGGCAGAGCCCATTGATGTGAACGTCAAAGTTGACGCCTCCGAGGTTCAGAATCTTATTAAGGCTGAGAAGGATCGTGCTGACGGTCTTCAGGTTAGCCTTGATAATCTGACCACGGAAAAGGCTAGGATTGAAGCTGAACGCGATACCCATAAGGATAGAGCGGACAAGGCTGAAGCGAAGATCAAGGAACTTGAGGATTCTAGGCTTGATGAAAAGGCCATTGAGGCCGCTGTAGCTCGTCGGGTAAGGATTCTCGATGCTGCTTCCAAGGCGGGAGTTGAAGTAAAGACTGATATGGCTGAATCTGACATTCAGAAGGCTGTTGTCATGAAGGTTTTCCCCAAGGCGAACTTTGATGGCAAGGATCAGGTTTATCTCGATGCTCGTTTTGATGGTGCTATTGAGCAGCTTGCCGAGAGTGCCAATGCTGATGCGGAAGTTCGCAAGCTCAATGCTGACGAACTTGATACCAAGAGCGATAAGAAGGATGAGGCTGTTTCTGCCGATAAGGCGCGACAGGCTTATCTGGATCGTTTGAATAAGAAAGAATAAGGAGGGAATACATGGCTGCTTATGGTACTATGGATTCCGCTATTCTAGGTCTTCCCTATGGTCTTGCACAGGATTTCACTTTTGAGAGTTACCCCACTACTGCTGCGGTTACTCCCGGTCGTCCTGTGTACCAGACTCCCGGTACGGTGGGTTCAGTCCACCCGACCTATGTTGGCGGCGATGTTTTTATGGGTATTGCTGTTGCTAATCATACTTCCAAGGTAAGCACAGTCGGTACTTACGATGCCTATGATACTGTCAGTATTATGACCAAGGGCAAGATTTGGGTTCAGGTTGCTACTACCGTCAGTGGCGCTCCTGTTGCTGCCTACGCCAATTCTTCTGGTCTTTTCAGTGTCACGGCTTCTGGTAATTACAATGTCGGAGCTATGTTCCGAACTAACCAGACCACCGTTTCTGGCCTTGCTGTGCTAGAAGTTAACGGCATTAAGCTCGTTGCGTAAGGAGGTTATATAAAATGGCTGAACATATGGATGCAATGAACCTCGATGCTAACGAGTCTGCTTTCTTCAAGAGGCAGCTTGAATATGTCAAGGCTCAGACTTACGATGTAAAGTGGGCTCCCAATAAGGCGCTCGCTCTTTTCCCCGTGGACAGTTCTGCTGGTCCTGCGGCTACTCAGGTTACTTGGCGTCAGTTCACCCGTGTTGGCATGGCCAAGATGGTTTCCGATTATGGAACCGACTTCCCCCGTGTTGACATTTATGGTACTGAGCAGTCCATTACTCCTCAGAACATTGGTGCTTCTTACGGGTATAACATTCAGGAGATTCGTCGAGCACAGATGGCGGGAGTTCCTCTTGAGACTCGTAGGGCTGATGCCGCTCGTAGGGCCATTGAAGATAAGATCAACTCTATCGCCTTCTCTGGTGATAGCGCATCCAATCTGACTGGTTTCCTCGGCTGTTCTGGTGCCACTGAGTTCACTCTCACTTCTGGTACTGGTGGCAATACTTGGGCTCTCAAAACTGCGGATGAGATTCTTGCCGATATGAATGGTCTTGTCTATGCAGTTGTCGAGGCCACCAATGGTGTTGAAACTCCTGATACCATGCTTCTTCCCCTCGCTCAGTACAACCTCATTGGGACTAAGCGTCTTGGAACCTACAGTGATACCACTGTTATGGACTATTTCCTCAAGACCAACCCCTATATCAAGAGGATTGAGTGGCTTAATGAGTTGAAGACTGGTTCTGATACTTCTGGTACTCGCGGTATCGTTTTCAAGAACGATGCAGACCACCTTCAGCTTTGTCTTCCTGTTCCCTTCGAGCAGTTCGAGGCTGACAAGAAGGGTCTTGCATATTCCATCCCCTGCATGGCTCGCTGTGGTGGTATGATAATCTATTACCCGCTTTCTATCGGATTTATTGACGGAATTTAGTATGAACATCCCCGTAGGGAATTATCCTCCCTACGGGGTTATTTTGTAGCCATATAGGCACATGGAGGTAACAGATGCTAGTTGATTATGTAGGTAAGAGTGGTGCAAAGGTTATCCAGATTCCTAATAGTAAGGAAATGGTGGTTCTTTCACAGGGGTACAATCAAATTCCAGATGAGTCATGGAAGACTGTTCGTGATCTTGTTTTGTGTCAGATTGCTGATGGAAAGATTATCGAGGAATGGATTGATGTAGAAAAGAATGGGGCCAAGCACAAGGAAGCTGTGCTATTCGTTAAGTCGGATGACCCCAAGACGGCGGATACTACGGTTCGTGTTCCTGCTACATTCAAGGATATTACGAGGAAGCGGACTGATGCGGTTATTGCTGAGACATTCAATACGAAAACTTTGCAGGATTGGTACGATAACGAGAGTAGGGATGATGTTCGAGTAAAGATTTTCAGGCAGATGGAAGGTATCAAGGACGGTTCCATTACTGGTGAAAAGAAGAAGTAAGGAGTAAACAGAAATGACGCCCGAAGAAATACTTGTTGTTATCGCGCCTACTATGTCGGCTACGTCCGGCTATAATAATTATATAGAGTTGGCTGGTCAACTTACTTCTTCGGGCTATTTTGGGGATAACTGGTCCCTAGCAACTGCTTTGCGCGCCGCTCATATGTGGACATTGAATAGCATTCGGGGTGGACAAAGTGGAGTTATTACCTTTCTTATGGAAGGTAGATTGTCCAAGTCTTTTGGTGGTGTAGGTGTAATTAGGGAAGGATTGCAGCTTACTAACTACGGAATGCAGTTATTAGACCTTATGGATTCCATGCCGGGAAGTGTGGGCACGGTTGCATCTGAAGAAATCGTCAATTTGTATCTGAATGGTGGACTATGATATTCGATGAGTATCAAGAGACTATGCAAGTATGGCGTCCAGTTGTTATCGAAGGGAGTGATCCCGTTTGGACCCATATATATGATATTACAGGCCGATTGGAGCCTGTAAGTTATGGAACGGAGTCCATAGTTAATAACCAGAATTTTGCAGATGTATCAGAATATCTTCTTTCTCCCTTAATGTACGAAA